TTCGCCTTGCCGGTGGTAACGAAGCTGGTCAGTTGATCTTCAAGGCCTTGGAAGGCACCCTTGACTGAATCAGCGACTTGTGCGCCGAAGTTCTTCAGACTGTCGTAATACTGCCGAAGGCTTTCGCCGAAGGTATCTGCGAAGCCATCCTTCACCTGCTTACTGGCAGCTACCAACTCCTTCAGCTTGTCGATCTGCGCCTGAGTCAGACCAGGCAGGCGCTCGAGGATTGTTTGCAGTTCACGCTCGATCTCAACCTGCTTGAGCTTGTCGCCGGTGATCTTGCCAGCCTTGATCTGCAGATCCTCCACGGTGCGCTTGTAATCCTCCTGCAGTTGGTTGCGCTTAATAAAGTCCTGCGCAATAGCGCTGCCGGTCTTCGTTGCTATGTCGGCAATGTCCTCCATGTATTGCCGCTCGGCCTTGGCTAGTTCGAGCAAATCATTGCGGTTCTTCAGCTTGCTCTCCGAAAACTTTTGCTGAGCAATCTCATATTTAAGGGAAGCGACCTGCGTTTCGTTTTCCTTCCGCTGTGCCTCAAGCAGATCCAGTTCGAGCTGATACAGCTTCTGGCTCATCTCCTCCGCTTTCTTCGGCTTCGCACCAGCGTCCGTGCGCAAGCCGCTCAGGTCCGGCGTGGTGCCCGGTGGGGGCGTCGGGATGTTGGGCATCGTCATGGCACCCTGCAAGCTGGTGCCGATCTTCTTGGTGATGTCGTCAATCAACTTGCTGAGGCCAACGGCTAATCCCACCCCAACAGCGCCACCAGTGACCAAGCCAACGGCTTTCGCCTGCGCAGGTCCAGGAGTCTGCAGGCCAGCGATCAAGCTAAGCACCGCGGCGCGTGCTGTTTGCACTGCAAGCATTGCCCGCTCAAGCACCAACATGCCGCGCATCACGCCGAGCACACCTCGCAGCGCAGTCGCAAAGGTCGTGATGTTGGTTGCGATAAACACGCCAGCAGTCACACCGCCAAGCACCACCATCGTCTTGATCAATCCAGCAGCAATCTGCTGAAGTCCTGCTGCGCCACCGATCGCTTTGTAGAACTCATCAGCAAGATTGCCGACGAAGGTGATCGCCTGCGTGACCACGCTCACCAACCCACTCATGACCGGCAGCAGCGCTGAACCGATCTGCACGGTGAGCACAGTGGTCTGTGCCTTCATCAGGCCGAGTTGATCATTGAACGCATCAGCTTTGTCGGCAAAGTCTGGACCGATGCCGAGACCGAAGCGCTGGATCTCCTTGCTGCCAAGGTTCAGGATCGGGATCAATTCGGCACCAGCTTTGCCGAAGATCTTGATCGCTAGTGCAGCCTTTTCCGGTCCATCACGCAACTGAGCGAAGCGATCAGCTACATCGAGGAACACCTTGTCGGCGCTACGCAGCGTGCCATCGGCCTCGGTGGTGGCAACCCCAACGGTCTTAAATGCAGCAGCCGCCGCCTCCGTTCCAGTGGCCGCAGCCACCATGTTCTTGTTCAGGAATGTCAGTCCCTTCGCCACGCCCTCGAGGCTGGTGCCGCTCAGCTCGGCCGCCACCTTGAACTGCCCCAACGTCTCCACACCGACGCCAGTGCGCTGCGACAGATCGCGCATATCGTCCGCCAAGTCGATTGCCGACTTTGCTAGCGCCACCACACCACCAGTCACCGCTACAGCGGCCAAGCTCTTGAGGCCGGTATAGAGCAGGTTGGTCGCCATGCTGGCGTTCTTGATCCGCCCCTCGAGGCCTTGCATCGAGTTGCCAAGTCGCCGGATATTGTTCTCACCCGCCACGTTGGCGGTGATCTTCAGCATGGCCTCCATGTTCATTGCCATGGCTATGCCCCCTGCTTATTGATCACCATCATCGCTGCGGCCTCCATCACCTGAAGATCCTCCAGCAGCGCACGCGGTTCCTCTACGTCGTACAGCTTAAACAGCCAACGCACCGCTGCATAGTCCAATCCGATCACGCCACTCATCGTGGTGCGCCACTGCGTCTGGACTCGCAGGAACATCTCAACCACTGGCCAGTTCTCGGGCAGAATCCCGAAGTCTTCCTCGGGAGCTGGCGGCAGATCCGGCAGCTCGATGCCCATGGCCGCGGCATCGTCGGCGGTTTCGTCCACAACGCCACCGCCTGCCCAATGCTCAGCGGCCTCGATCAGTTTTTTCGCTTAGCTCCCTGCAAGCTTTCGAAGTAGGCCACCGTGATGGCGCTCGCGAGCATCGGCACATCGAGCAACTGCTCCAGTGCCTTCTGGCTGAAGGGCACATCCTTGCCATCGCCATCGGTCACACCAGACCAGCCGACCAGTACCTCGGCTGCAAGATCAGCGTCGGTGATCTCCTCGGTCTTGATCTGTACGCCGATCTCCGTGATGCGGGACTGGCTCAACCGACGAAACTCCCCGTCGAAGGTCTGCCGTTGCATACGGCCACCGTCGACAGGGATATCAAATGCGATCGGCCACGAGTAGGTGTCCGACTGCTTAAGAACAAAAGCCAAGGTCAGGTATAGACGAGACTGAACTCATCATTGCCCGAACTGGTCGGAACCGCAATGAACGGCATGTTCAGCATCTGCACGCCATCCTGATCCGAGTAAGTCAGGTTGCCCAGATCAGACTGAGCAGTGGTCACCGTGGCGATGTTGCCACCGGTGGTGCCGTGCTGGAAGGTGATGCTGCCGGTGCTGCTGCCGGTGGCGATCGTGAAGAAGTCCTTGGCCGTGATGGTCGGAGCTTCGATCACGATGGTGCCGCTGGGTGCCCGGTTGGTGATCATGATCTCCTTCGAGCAGCCGACCAGCTCGCGATAGATCACGTCGTTGGCCATGCTGAAGTTGTAGCTCTGCAAGCAGCCGCTATAGGAGAAGGCGCTGAAGTTGGTGGTGTTGCCCTGCTTGAAGATCAACGGCGTGGCTTGGTTGGCGTAGGTCGGGGTGGGCAGCGTCTCATCGGTCGGGGCGTTATAAATGCCCGTCATGGTGAAGCTGATCAGCGGAATTTGGCCGACCTCTCCGGAAATCTCAAAACTTCCGCGGCAGCCGGTCAGCTTGTGGCGGATGCCATCCTCGTGATAGTGGATGGTGCAGCTCTCGAAGCCGCTGCTCTCGGGTGCGTAGGTGGCACTGGTGCTGGTCACCAGCGTCTCAGACAGACCGCAACTACGCAGCACCGGACCGTAGGCCGGAGCGGTGCCAGCGGTGCCAGAGCCGGCCAGCTCCACCTCGAAGCTCACCTCGACCCTGGTCTGAGCCAGCAGTTGATCGGCCTGCCCCATGTAAGGGCGCACCAGATCGCGGTTCACAGTCTCGGCAACCAGCGGCTGGATCTCGAGGTTGCGCACGAGAATGGCATTGCTCGAGCCGGTCGGGCTCGAATCAGTGCCGTAGGTGCTTTCAATCTTCGCCAGGATCAGGCGCCGGCGCGTCAGAACTGATGCCATCGGTGGCTACCTCAGGTTGTGGATGGGGAGCCGGCTGAGTTCGCTCGATGAGCTTTCGCTTGCCGGTTTTCTTGTCGACCAGATAGCTGCCGCCCTGGCCTTTGTGTTCGTCCATCATCGTAGCTACTACGGACTCTGCGCCAAATTAGCCACACGGGTCCGATACTTCACAACGTAGTCGCAGGAGATCACGCCAGATGGCTGGTCCGCCTCCTGCATATCGAAGCTCACGCCAGTCGGCTGCACGTCGTAGGCATGACCACCAACTGTTAGATCTGCCATCACCTTTGCGTGCAAGCTCTCCACGATCGGATCAGCTACCTGATCTGGGATGTTGCCGCGCACGATCACCGCAATGCGCACCGTGAGCGTCCAGTCCAGCGTCGGTGTACTGGTCAACTGCACGCACACATCATTGATCGGCTCGACCACGATGGCCGGCAGCTCGCCCCTAGCCAGCGGCTCCACCCTGCTGCGATAGATCCTGGTGCTCACGCCGGTGGTGTTCGTGAGCGCCGTGCGGATGCCGGCAAGGATCGACTCGCGCTTTGTTGTCATGCCGATGCCACCTGCACCACTGTGCAAATGATGCCCGGAATCCCCGGATGCGCGAATGGACTAGTGGCCGCGGCCTCGGCGTGGATGTACGCGTTGGCGTTGCTGGTCGCCCAGATCAGCTCGATGTAGTCGGCCGCCGCCAACTTGAGGATGAAGTTCACCGTGCCGATCACGTTGCCAGGCGTGCCGCCGTGGCTGGAGATGATGCTGAACTTGCTGTCGCTATCGGCAACATCGCCACTTGCGCCGCTGTCGTTCTTCCGCAACCACACGTTGATGTCGTGGATCTGCGTGTCGGTATTGCTGAACTGAATCGAAAACGTGAAGCTGTAGATCCCCGGATGGTCAACCGTGATCCGGCTATTGGAGATCACCTTGATGCCACGGTTGTCTAGATCGTTCTTCCGCAACAGGATCGGCGTCGGCGTATTTGCCGTAGCCGTTTGAGACGTTGAATCCCAGAACGAACCCCAGTTCGCGGGACTGCTGAAATACGGCAGCGTATTCCACGCTGTCCTGCCGTCACCGATCTTCAGGTTGCCGGTCTGACTTTCAAGGCCAGGCTCTCCCGCCATCAGCACAGGATTCTGTGCTGCCCACTGGCTCCGTGTGTTGACCTTGAAGGGACCGCTCATGTCTTCTGTATCCCGAGCTGAACGAACTTGCCGTCGTCAATCAACATTGTCTCGCGGACGGTGTAAGCAGTCCCATCCACAGTGATCGAGTCGCCGCGGATGAGACTGCCAAATGCGGAGGTTCTGGCGGTCAGCGTGTAGTCGGTGGTGAGCACCATCCCATCGCTTATCACCTGGCTGGGCATATCCAGGATCCCGTTGGCGGTAGTGGCGCCAGCCGTACAGCTAACGCCAAAGTCCGCCAGGAAGATGTCCAGATCCTCCGTGATTGCCATAATCAGCCGTACTTCGCGGAAGCCAAACCGATCACCGCAACAGCACCAGCGCCAGTACCACCAGCCACGGTGATGGAGACCTTCACAAAGCGCTTCAGGGAAGTCACGTTGACGAAGATCTTTTGTAGCGAGGCAGTGTTGGCGGTGGTGGTGGTGAAGGCACCGCCACTCACGTCGGTATAAGAACCGCCGGAGGTATCGGATTCGGTCAGCTTCACGGCATAGGTGACACCAGCACCGCCAGCTTCGGCGTCCAGCAGCACAGCAATGTCGCCTTCGTAGCCCTGCAGATCGATGGCAGAGCCGGTCCCGGTAGCGGTCACAACGTCGTTGCGGAGCAGGCCGAGAACCGTGGTCTTAGAGCCAAGGTTGTGGATGGTCATGATTTAGCCCTCCGTCGAGGGGTAGATGGTTTAGGTGCTGGTTGAGCAATTTCCTCAAC